ATAGACAACAGGCTGCTGTTCAAAATGCTCAATCCTTTTTACAAATGGATATGCAAAATTTATCAAATGAGCAACAGAAAGTAATGTTTGATAATCAGTCTATTGTACAATCTCTTTTTAATGACCAAGCTGCTACCAACGCAGCGAGACAGTTTAATGCTCAATCTCAAAATGAGGTTGATCAATACTTTGCAGGATTACAAACGCAAGTGTCACAATTTAATGCTTCACAAACAAATGCTCAAAATCAATTTAATGCAGGAGAAGCCAATGCATTATCAAAGTTTAACAGAGAAGTAGATAATCAGCGTGATCAGTTTAATGCTACAAATGCTCTTGCTATAGCCCAAAATAATGCTGTATGGAGAAGAGAGATAGCAACAAAAGATACAGCTGCTGTAAACAGAGTGAATGAATTAAACGCTAAAGCAGCTTTAGATATTTCAAATACAGCCTATAATAATATGTGGAATTACTATGCCGATACAATGGAATGGGCATGGACATCTGCTGAAAGTGAATTAGGCAGAATAAAAGATGTAGCCATTGCTAATATAGATGCTGAAGCTAGAACAGCAATGCAAAATGCTAAAAGCAAATCAAGTGCTTGGGGTAATATAGGCAGTTTAATTGGTACACTTGGTTCTGCTTGGATAGGAAGAACAAAATAATATGGAAAATCCAGTAATTGATATATGTAAAAAAGTAGAAGCTATGTTATTGCTTGAGGAGAATAAAAAAGAGTCTACAAATAAACCAAAAAAGAAAAGTAAAGGTTTTGTAGTTCGTAATATATCTGATGATACTCAACCTTTTAATAAAGATAATAAAATGACTCCTATAGAATATGTTGTTGATGTAGTTAAAACCTTACGTAATATGGAAGTTGATAAAGTAGAGGAAAATAAAGATGGCTGAACAAAGATTTAGTGCCCCAATTCCGGGTATGGCTATGACAAGAGAGTTAGGCTCTAGACCTTGGCAAAGACCACCTCAGTATAGTACAATTGAAGATGTATCATCTTTTTATACAGCACGTTTTAAAGACCCCCTTGTACAGGATAGTATATTAAATGCTGTAGAAACAAATGTTCCACTTGTTTCAATAGCCAATAGTTTACAGACTATAGGTGTTATGGAAGGAAAACATTCAATTGATTTGGGTGTTCTTGTTAGTCCTATTATTATTGAATTAATGAAAGTATTAGCAAAAGCTGAAGGTGTAGAATTTAATGGTGATTTAGATGATAAAGAAAAGATTGAAGAATCTAGAAATTTAAGTGCTATGGAGTTAGCGGCTGTAAAATCAGATGAAACTATAAATAATGTAGACCAACCAATGTCACTAGATGTTGAAGAAGAAATATTACCTGAAAATGCAGAAGATGAAGCAAGAGGTTTAATGTCTAGGAGAATGGTACAATGAAGTTTGGTAATGCTTTATTACATTTAATAGGTGGTGATGAAAATAGTAAAGGAATTGCTGGTGCTGTTGTTGATACAGTAAAAGAAGAACAGGCTTATAATAGAGACCTTATTAAAGAATCAGCAAAAACTGTTATTCAGGAAAGACTAGAAGAAAAGAAAAGAAGAAAACAGATTGTTGAAGCACACAAGGCTAACTTAGATATGTTAAAATCTAGTGGCTATAATATAGATAATTCACTATCTATTGCTAAAGCAGGTATGACGGATAAAATGTTGGAGTGGGCTGCCGAATATCGTGGTGATGCAGATGGCGTTAAAGATGTTAATAAATTGTGGACATTTACAGGTAACTCCGTAGCAAAAAGCAATCTTACACACAGAGAATTTGCAGAAAGAATTGCAGGACCTGAGATGTTTACTGAAGTACAGTACGGTGATTTAGAACCTAGTAACAGTTTTTTAAGTGCTATTGGTATTCCTCAAGATATTGGAGGAAGAATTAAACAAACTGTTGATGCTGTTGCTCCTCTACCTGCAGCCAAAGAAATGGAAGCATTAAATATTTCAGGAACACCATCAGCTATATTGGCTTCACAGGTTACTAATGAACCAACTACTGTTACCGATAAAAAATTTGGTTTAGACCAAGAATTAACAGAGTTAACATTGAAAAGGGCTATTGGACAGAGAGATGGTACTTGGACTGATGATGATGAAAGTCAATGGGAAGCTTTGAGGGAATTAATGCAGTATAAAGGTGCAAGTACTATGGAACAAACTGTTTTGGGTCAAGGTGCTCCTGTAGATAATGTAAACGTATTTGCTCTGATAACTCCTTTCAAGAATTATTTAACGGAAACAGACCCTACTAAAAAACAAGATTTACTTGACGAGATTTTTAATGAGATGAAAAGGTTAAAAATTCCACTTGATTTAATTAAAGCTTATGAAGACGAAATAATAAGAATTTTAAAAGGTACAGGGGCTATCTAATGAGTATTTTACAATACTTACCTAAAGATTATCCAACCAATTTCCAAACAAATAACATAGAAGAAGATACAAAAGAAGACAATAATCAAAGTAGTATATTACAATTTATACCTAAAGATTATGATGTTCCTCCTGTTGCTGTTCCCGGTTCTCCTGAAGCCTTAATTAAGATGAAAGCTGCTCAACAAGAACAAGCAGACAAAGATGCAATACCTAAAAGCTTTTTAGATGCCCCTATGCATGAAACAAGTCGTGCTGTAATTGGTGGTTTAAGAGATACAGGGCAAGAGTTAATAGATTGGGTTGATACAGGAAGAGATTTTTTAGTTTCAAATGTATTAAAGGCTACAGGAAACAGAGTTTTAGATTTTGGTGATAATGATGACGAATGGGAATTTAGTGATTTAATACCTCAAGTTAAAGAGAGAGAAGGCACAATTGAAAGTGCTACAGAAGGAACTCTTTTTACATTACCTGAAGTGGATAAAAATGAAACTGTTGTAGGTCAAGTTGCAAGAGATTTAACACGATTTATTGCAGGTGCTATAACTGCTAAAAAATTAAGACAAGCTACAGGGCTTCTGAGTAAGGGTAATAGAATTGCTGACCCTAAAACTAGAGCAGGGAAATGGGGTGCAGGTATAGCTGATGCAGTTATAGGTTCACAAATTGTATCATCTGGAGATGAAGGAAGGATGTCTGACATCTTAGCTGAAGTACCTTGGATTATGGAATCTGATCCTGAAGATAGTGATAACGTAAAAAAGTTAAAAGAAATAGCAAGTAAAAGTATAGACTTTTTAAAAACAAATCCTAACGATAGTGTAGCATGGTCAAGAACTAAAATGGCTATTGAGGATGTAATAGTAGCCATTCCTGTTGACTTAGGATTAAGAACAATAACGAGTACATTTGGATATGGCAAAGATGCTGTTAGAAAAGCTATAGGTAAAGAAGCTGATGATACTTTAGAAAAAGTTACGAAGGTAGGTATATCAGGAGATACGACAGATATAAAAGTATTAAATTATGACAAAGTTTTTGATAAACAAGAATTTATTGCCAATGGTCAGAAATTTAATATAAAATTTAAATCTGTAAATAAAAAAACAGGAAAAGAAACACCTCTATTTTCAGGGGCAGATGATGGTGTAGATGAGTTAGTTGAAGAAATTCACCAAGACCTATTATTAAAAATGGGAAAGGCGGCAGGAACAAAAGCATCTAATCTAAAAACTCTTCAAAGATCAATTGACTCACAGTTTACCTATAATCAGTTAAAAGTTGTTCCTAAATATGCTTTAACTCCTGAATTAGTAACTGCTACTAGAATATTATTTGCCGCTTCTGCTAATAATTTAAAACGAATAGCTGATTCTATTGTTGATCCCACAAAAGCTACAGCCTTAAAAACTACATTAAAAACTCAAAACTTACAAGCTAAACTTGCCCAAGCATTTACAAGACATGTTGCCATACAGGAAAAATTAACAGGTATGACAGCACAGGCAGGTAGAACCTTACAAGCATTTAATATTGATATAGGCATGGATGCTCTTTTACAATCCAAACATCTTGATGACTTAGTAGTCGCATTTGGTAGTGATCCTAGTTCTTTAGCGAGAAAAATATCTAAAGGTGGTTCTGATGCAATTAAAGCCATTGCTGATAAAAGAATGACTACAAGTAATTGGGAAAAATTAAATGAGGTACTCTACTTTAATTACCTTTCCTCTCCTAGTACATGGGGAATTAATATTGTAGGTAACGCTTTTACACAAGTATATGAAACTTTAGTAGCAACACCTTTAGCAGCAACAGTAGGAGCAGTCAAAAGTCCTTTTGTAAAACAAGCAGATAGAGTATATTATTCTGAAGTATTTGGTAGGTTACAAGGTTCGGCTGTAGCAACATTAGATGCCTTTAAAAATTTTGGTAGAACTTTTTGGAATCAAGACCTACCCCCTGAATTAAAAAATAGAACAGCTTCTGAATATGAAGAGTTTATTAAAGGTGGTATTGGAAGAGGACCGGATGCAAAGTATCTCACATTAAATCTGTTTGAGAATAAGGCTTTTGGTGCAGTTGTAAGACTTCCGGGTTCAATACTACTAGGTACTGATGCATTTTTTAAAACTTTTGGTAAGTCTGCTTATGCCCATCAAATGGCTCAAAGGTCTGCAATAGATAAAGGTTTTTCTTTATATAATCCATTACAGAAAATTAAAATTTCTATTCAGGGAAAAACTAAAAAGATGACCAAAGCAGAATACATAAGATTATTTTTATCAGATAAAAGATTAGAAAAAGAAGCATTAGAAGATGCAGCTAGGGTAACATTTACAAAAGATAATGCTGTTGCTAAAGGTGTATCTAAAATTAAAAAAGTACCTGTTCTTGGTAATATTACTGCACTATATTTACCCTTTGTGCGTACTCCTATTAACCTTTTAGAATATTCTCTAGATAACTCCATATTTGCACCCTTACTACCTAAGTTTAGAAAAGCTATAAAGGAAGGTGGTGCAGCAGCAGATGAAGCAGTTGGTAGAATGATGGCAGGGTCTGCTGTAATGGGTCTGGCAGGAACAATGGCTTATGGGGGAAAATTAACAGGTTCAGGTGATTCTAATTATAGAAAACGTGTAGTAGCCAATGCGGCTCTTGGATGGCAAGAAAAGTCTTGGAGAGATAAAGACGGAAACTACCATAGCTATAATCGTTTTGATCCGTTTGCTACTCCTGTAGGTTTTGCTGTTGATTTGGTTGATATGGTTATGCGATTAAATTACATGAGTAAAGAAAAACCAGATTTAAGATTAGAAAAATATGTAGAATCTGCTGCAAAAATGATGGGATATTCTATGTGGAGTAATATGGCAGATAAAGCAATGTTGGCAGGTGTTACCACATTAGCTGAAGATTTAATATCTGCTAAAAGAGGACTTACGAATGATGCAGATTTTTATAATAGAATTGCACAACCCTTTTTAAAACAGGCAGCTAGAGGACTGTTACCTAATGCTCTTAGATTATTTGGAAGAACAATAGACCCTTTTATTAGAGATACCTATACTGTTAGTCAGGTACTGAAAGATGCTATTCCTTTTTATAGAAATAATATACCACCACGATATAATATGTTTGGTGAAATTATGTACATTGACCAATTTAAGGAAAAAGGATTTTTAAATAGTTTAAAACAAATGGGAATAAGTGTATCAAGAGAATCTATATCCAAAAATGATGCATTTGGAAAAGAGTTATTGAGGGCAGGATGGGAACACGAAAGACCTGATAGAAGTATAACTATTAGTGGTCAAAGAGTTAAACTAAGTCCTGAACAATACTCAATATATGAAGGGATTATGGGTTATCAATTCCATCAGTTTGGTTTACATATGATACACACAGATCAATATAAAAAAGCTGTTCAGTTTAAAGATGGAACTTTAGTACAGAAGTATATTAAAGATATTAAAACATCAGCTAGAGAATTTGCTCAAGCTGTGTTAGAACAAACATATGGTTCTGAATTATACAGTATGTCTAAGGAAGAATTTTTAAGATCAAGAAATAAAGATGATTTAAAATATTGGGAATACCTACCCGAATTTATGCAGAAAGATTATAAAATACGAGCAGGTATAGAAGAACACCCTAACTAACGATTATCTCCACTCCCACCTAATACACCACGTTCTTTTCTAGACTGTAACTTATTAATATTATCTTCCATTATCTTTCCAAGATTAACATCTAAATAGTCAGCTAACATAGCACAGTACCAAAGTACATCTCCAATCTCATTGGCTATATCAACATCAATCTTTTTATCACGAATAATCTTTTTAACTTTATTAGCAACTTCACCAGCTTCCCCCACTAACCCTAGAGATAAATACTCTAGGGCTTTGTTGGCAGGAAAGATAGCAGTCTTCTTTGCTTCTATTTGATATGTATTAGCAGTTATCATACTTTTACTTTTGTTTTCCATAAATCTTTTTACCTCTTCTTCTAGTTTCATAATACTTTACTTTCTTTAAATTATTAACATACGCACTATTCCATCCACGAAGCCATTCCCTATACTGCATTGTCATTTCGTCATAGGGATTTTTTTTATTCTTCTTAAAGGCTTCATATCCAAATGTAAACTGAACAGATAGAGGTGCATCATATTTACTTAGTCCTCTCTCTTTACGAGTTAAAAATTGTGTCTGGTTAGTTTTTCTTTGATTCCTTATCATTTTTCGCATCTCCTTCAGTTTGAGGTTTAATGAAAAATCTTTGTAGAACTTCTAGCTTATCATTATAATCGGCAATGATACCTAATTCCATTTCAATTGCTTCTTGAATGTCTTGGTGTTTATCAGCTACTCCACTAATTCCCATAGGATTAGTTAACAAAACTTCAACATTTGATATATGTTTATTTATCAAGCCCATATAATGGCTTCTTGCTGCACTTATTAGTAATTCTCTCATAATTTTCTCCTTTTTTAAAAATTTATCTTCATATAAAGACCGTCAGAGGGGTGAAACGTACCTTCCGAGGGGTCTAGTACCTAATTATGTAGACTCTATGTCTACGACCTCACAGACTCCAGCACTACAGGCTAACTCTTTTGACCCTGCTGTGTGGTCTTCTTTCTCATAATTCTGTAACTTTTTCCAATCTATCACACTTGGCATCAGTTTGTCAAGTCTTTTATACTCTTTTTCATCAATTTTTTGATAAGGTGCTTGTGCATAAGTGTGATCACTATGAGGTAAAAAGCTTATACCTGAAATATCATCAAAATTTTTGTACACCCATGCACCAACTTCTAGCCAATCATCTTCTTTGACAGAGATTGTTACAGATGGTTTATGTTCACACCAATACTCTTGAAAAGCTGCCCATGTATGAAGCTGATCTATAGCATTTAATTCAGTCTCTGCTCCTTCAGGTGCTTTCATTGGAAAGCTAAATACAGTAGTGCTGTCAGGTTTCATAACATCAGGTTCATTTGGTATGCCACTATCTTTCATAAATTGTGTTAATGGGTCTTTATTATCACCACGTACAGTACGAATGTAATACTTGCTATGTCTAGTATGTATGCCACTTGCACTATCCACGAGTTGAGAAACTGTACCACTAGGTTTGACACAAGTAATGGCAGTTGATTGAGGTATACCCAAAGCCTTTGCATATTTTTTATTTGTTTCAATGGCTTTCTCCTTTAAGTTTATTAAAATCTCACTTATATATGAACTATCAAAAACATGATGACCATCTTCAACATAAATTGTACTATGGCTGTTAAATAATTTATTATCCATTATACCTGTTAATGACACACCAAGTAATCTTTCTTCTTCTGTATTTTTTCTCCATTGTGACCGTAAGTATTTAAAGTCTGTAAGAGTTGATTGGAGAGTACCTAGTATTGTAGCCATTTCAACTTTTTCTAATAGTGTTTCTTCAGTATCCTCTGCCCTAATAACTACTTCAGATAGATTACAGAACTGATAAGGTCTGAGAATAATTTCACTACAAGGGTTACAACCAAAAGCATAACTAATATCTCGTCTACCATTTCTACTTGCTTGTTTTACAGCAGACTTACGATTAAAAATACCACGTTCTCCTGATTTACTTTCAACAAGAGATAACCATTCACGCATGAATGTTTCCATACTTATTTTATCTTTATAGGCTACACTATTATTGGCTAATGCTCTTTGTCCTTCATTCTCCCACCATTGTCCAGACTTTGCATATCTCATTTGATCATCACCTAAGTTAGATAAACTAATGAGAGCAGAACGTCTTACTCCACCTACTACAACCACTTCACCTATTTTACACATAAGATCGTGACATTCGATGGGATACAAACGTCTTCCTGCAGCATTTTTAAATATGCCTATACAAAATTTGTATAAATCAATTAGAGGTTCAGGACCTGATGCCCTTCCACCAAATGTTTTTAATCTTGCTCCTGCTGGTCTAACATCTTCTGTGTCTAATATAGGAACTTGTCCTACGTAAAGCATAGCTACGAGTTCACGCAAGGCTCTTGCCCAACCTGAACGTGAATCACCTACTGTAATAACTGTAGTGCTGTCTTCAAAATGTTCATTTACCATAGGAAGCTTATCTACATTTTCTCTTTCAACAGAGAAGCCAACTCCTGTTCCACACATAAGAATATACATACATTCATCAAAGGCACGAGGGCTATCAACTGGAAGATAAGAACAATTATATCCTGCAACATGACATCTATCCAATGCTTTACCTGCTGTCATTAATGCTCTCATGCTTGGCATCACATCCAAATTAACTATACTTTTATATATTTTATCTTGTAAGTCTAGTGATAAATCGAGTTTGTGTTTTTTAGAAACATGAGTTACCATATACTGTAAATATCTATCAACTGTTTCTGACCATTCTTCCCTTCTATTTTCTTCAGATAACCATCTTGCATAGCGAGATAATGCTATAAAATTCTGATAATCTGTTGGTAATTCATTTATATTTTTATTCATCTAGTTCTCCTGTATTGTTCTAATTTTTTTTATTTTTACTCCATACACATCATGTATTAATTCTTGCATTGTGTCTTGAAACTCTTCAGCTATATTCCCATCAGCTGGAAGTGGGTATTCTTCTGGATCAAGTTCTAAGATTAACATTATTCTAATCTTTACCATCTTTAGTCTCTATTAATTTAGACAAATACCATTGTGCTTTTTTTAAGTCTTCAATACCATTTTTGTATCTATATCTCCATATATACTTTAATATATTTCCTTGTAAATAAAAATCAAACCCATCGGAAGTGCAAGCCTGTATAGCATCTATACATTCAATACCATGTTGATTGTAATGAGGTGGGTGATTTACCATATCTTTAGTAACAACAGGTTTAAGTGAATCAACGTCAGCAGCCCAAAAAAGACCATCTTTTTTATCCTTTTCAACTTCTTCCATTATTTTTTTATAGTTAGTCATTATGCTCTCCCTCTAGTTTTTGAAAACCAATCTAATTTTATAACATTGCCATTTCTATCTGAAACAACTAATCTATCCTTTGGTAGTCTATTTGAATCAAATGTTTTTGCAAATTCATCTAATCTTTCTACCATTTCTGCATCTTCTTCCATTAAAGGTATAACACTACATAACATTTTACATAAATGAAATATATGATTATAGTCTTTAGTGTTCAATGGACTTTTTTCAGATGAAGTAATATCTACAGCTACTTGCCCTGTCCACTTACTTTGAAAATCAATGATGGGTGTAATTGATATTACAAAATCTTCTTTATTAAAAACTCTACTATATGATTTATCTTTATCCATAACTTAACTCCTTTTTATTTTTACTTTTTTAAATTTAATAAATTTTTCATGTTTATTTTTGCCCTTTTCTTTTAACCAAGATTCGGGTATGATTCTATCATAATACTTAAAGTCATATTTTAAACACCATTCAGCATATGAAGACTTTGCACCTTTTCGTAGTTTTCTATTACTATTAGTAAACACAAATCTAATATCTAAATTAGAATGTTGTTTTTGTATACACAGATGCTTTCTTCTATCTAATACTGTAAATATACCTTTTGTTTCAATTATAATACCATTGGGTAGAATAAAATCAGGGGTATAGGTGCGATAAGCTAAATCTTCCCACTCTATTTTTATTTTTTCATATAAAAATTTTATTTTATTATCTTTTAAAAAAGTGGCTATTTTATCCTCTAAACCACTCCTATACCCATTTATGTGTGCCACTCTCCTAGCACTATATGCAGACATTTTTAAAAGTTATACCAACGAATGTTTGAACCAAAAGGTAAACCATCAGTATATCCTAGTGCTTTCATTTCGTCACGCACTAATTTTTCTGCTTCTTTACGTTGCTCCATAGCACTACGTAATCCTTCAGTTCTACGTTCCCTGTATTCTTTTTTCATTTCATACAGTTCCTTTTCTTTTTCTTTTATAATTTCTGCCATTTCGTCTATACTAGGTTTTGTCATAATATTACTCCTTTCCCAATGATACATATTGAACCATCTTGGGTTCTTTAGCAGATGACTTTTGTGCAGGTAATACTTGTAATGTTTTCCAACACTCCTGCCTAAAGTCACAAAATGTACAATTCTTGTTTAACACCATATTACCTGTAGGTTTGCTTCTAAAATATTCAGGTTCAGGCTCAAAGCATCGTACCAATTCTTTACTTTCTACAGCCTTTATAGTTTCTTCCATTTTAGAAACTTCTTTATCTACTTCTATTCCTGTAGCAGGCACATATTTAAAATCGCCATTGGCTTTATTTACAACCCACCAACCACCAGCTTTAGTGTTGGTAGCTTTAGCATAACCTGCTAGTTGTCCTATATAACCAAATCCATCCCCTTCTTTTAATGTGTCAAAAGATTCAAATTTATATCTATAAGACCAATTAGATGCTGATTTAATATCATCAACTTGATCATCTAGTATAAGGTCATATGTACCTTTAATTGTTTTGTCTTTTAATTTTAGTTTAACTTGTTCTGAATTTTTAAAGTCAGCACCAGCTTCTTTTAAAAGACCTTTGAACACAGCTTCTACAATGTCTCCAAGCATCATATTCATTACAAATGTTGTGGGTTTTGGTAGTGCTTTATCAGGTAAGTTTTTTTCAAACCATTGTTGACACGATGGTCTCCCTATACTCGACATTCGTAATGAATATTTTCTTTTTTGTTTGCTATTGAATTGACGGTGCAAAGCATCTTTAATATCATTTGCTATTTGTTCAATGGTGTTTTCCCCCATAGAAACTTTACCTTGAACAGCATTTGTAAGATACTTATGCACAGCCAACTCTGCTTGATGTTGCATTAGGTTATTTCCTTATCTGATTCAATATCAATGAAATCATCTACAACATCTTTATCTACCTGTTTCATATTATTCCTAGTTTTATACTCCCATTCTTTTATAACAGAGTCGTTACAAACTTGTATAAAGTCTAAAAATAGAGAAAAAGACTTTTGATCTTCCTCACTTATATCAATTGTTTTTGATACATTTAAATCTGCAACAGGTAAAAAGTATACAACTGAACCACTACCACTTTCACCTTGCTTTGATGAAAGTTTAATATGGTGTTGAGGTAACAGTCGTTTCATTTCGGATAACTTCGCAAAGGGTACACCAGTTATTTTAAAAGCTTCTCTATTATCTACTTCCCAAATAAAAGGTACTTCATCTTGCTTTACCTTTGTTCCTTTCTCATTAGTTGGGTTATCTAGTTTTATTAATCCAAGTATAACACGAACTCTTTTTATCTCTTTAATTAATTTTTGGGTTGATTCAGGTAAACTTTTAAAGTCTTGTACAAAACCTGCTGGTTTACCACAATTAAACCCACCCATATTGTCCTTTAAATCTATATTAAGATTGTCAGACATAACAGTTTTACAGAAGTCACCTTTCTTTTCTCCTGCTTTAGCATTCATATTTTTGATAAATCTCTTATACATAAATCTTTGAATAAAGGGTCTTATCGTTACTGTCTTACTATAAATGTATTCACCATTGGGAAGTTCTAATCGGTAAGAACCTGCCTTTATAACTTCTACATTTACAGTTTCACCTTCAACAACT